GTTGTCTGTCTGTAGGCTTGGAAGAATTACGAGATGATAAACAAATAACGCAGCGTATAGCTGATAATAATTATAACGCATTAGGAACAACCAATGAGCAAACTTTTTAAACCAAAAATTAATATGCCAGCACCGCCACCAGTACAAGAAAAGGTGGCATATACTCCACCATCAAAAACTGAAGCTAAGACAAAATTAGAAACAGAAACTACTTCAGCAACTGAACCTGATACTATTACTGAACAAGAAGCTGAAGAAGCTGTGGTAAAAAAAAGGCGTGGTCGTAAAGCTACTATCCTTACAGGACCACAAGGATTAACGACTGAAGAAACAAGCTATAAACCAACACTATTAGGATAATATTATGGGATTAATGAGCAAATTAATAAAAAAAATGGCAGACGATGGCAAGCTACCAATACAAAAAGTAAAAAAATTAGCTGAGGAAAAGAAACTGCCAATACAAAAAATAGCTAAAAAAGCTAAGGACAAAGATTTACCAATACAAAAAATAGCAGCTCAAACTAAAAATAATGTGGAAGATATTACCGACCAAGCAAATAAAAACAGAAAGAAAATAGCTTCAGTAGCAAATACCACTGGTGCTGGCAAAACATTACTAGGATAACACTATGGCAAAACCAGGATTATACGCAAACATACACGCAAAAAGAAAACGCATAGCATCTGGCTCAGGTGAGAAGATGAGAAAAGTTGGCAGCACAGGATCACCTTCTGCTAAAAATTTTACACAAGCTGCTAAGACAGCTAAGAAACCAAAAACATTATTAGGATAACATTATGGCATACGGATCAAAATCATACGGCTCTACAAGTAGACCAACAGTAAAAAAACCGAAAAAGAAAAAAACTAAAAAACCATACGGTAAATAAACATGGCTAAAGAGCTAACTAAAAGACAAGCTAAGACTCTTAAAAAGCATTCTGTACATCACACAAAAAAACACATGTCATTAATGGAAAAGAAAATGCTTGAAAACAAAACATTTACAGCTGCACATAAAATTGCACAAAAAAAAGTAGGAGCATAGTGTGGCTCTAAAAAAACATCAAAGTCCTTCTGGTGGATTAAACGATGCTGGTAGAAAACATCATGGGGTTAAAGCTCCAGTTAACAAAGGTACTAACCCTAGACGAGTATCTTTTGCTGCACGTTTTGCTGGCATGAAAGGACCAATGAAGAAACCAGACGGTAGTCCAACTCGTAAAGCCTTAGCTCTAAAGAAATGGGGTTTTGGTTCAGTAGCGTCTGCTAGAAGTTTTGCTAATAAAAACAAGCAGAGTGCTTGATATAGAACTAAGTCAAGACACTGATGCTTTACTAGCTTTCTTAACAAAAGAAAACTTTAAGTATCTACCTGAGCATAAAGACAATTTGATTTATGCTTATATATTTGAATTAGTAAAACTTAATCAAACACTGGGCTATGTTTGGCTTTACGAACTGCAAGACGAAAATAATAATTTTGTAACGCACATGTGTGTTACTAAAGAACATCAAGGTCGTGTGTTCAACAGACACACGGTAAATAAATTTTATAAAATAAGCTATCAACTTGGGGCTGTTGCATTGCAAACAGATCAAATTGATGCTGATTTAATCAAACTATATGAACGCATTGGCTGGTCAAATCAAAATGACCAAACAGTTGCAATTCAATTACCCTATCAATGGAGAAAATAAATGGGCAAAAAAATTAAAAAAGCAATTAAAAAAATAATACCTAAAGAAATAGTAAAACCTTTTGTGCCAACACCACCAGTTGAACCAGAACCAGTTGAGCCACCAATGGTAGAAGATCCAACACCAACACCAAAAGAAGATGGTCCAGAGATTGGAATACCAGTTGTACCTGGACCAATAGACACTGGTCCTTTTGAACCTGAACCAACAACTACTCCAGATCCAGTAGTTAATCCAGATCCAGTTGTATCTGATCCTGTACCAGTTGAGGAAACGCCAACGGAAACTGAAGCAACAGCTCAAACTGTACAATCTTTAAAGAATAAGAAAAAAGGTCGTAAGCCATTAATAGCTACAAGCTCAAAAGGGCTTGGCGGTACGGCTACAACTTACAAACCAACATTATTAGGTTAAGTACATGAAAAATAAAAACGCAGCAATGCTGGTAGATAGATTTTCTACACTGAAAACTACCAGGTCAACTTGGGAAAGCCATTGGCAAGAAATAGCTGATTACATGCTGCCACGCAAAGCTGACATTACTACCCAAAGAACTCGTGGTGATAAAAGAAACGAGGTAATCTTTGATGGTACTGCAATACATGCGTTAGAATTATTAGGTTCAAGTTTGCATGGTATGTTAACTAATGCAGCCTCACCGTGGTTTACTTTAGCTTTTAGAGATAGTGAGCTAACACAAGATGACGAAGCTCAAGAGTGGTTAGACAGTGTTACTGCGGATATGTACACCGCTTTTAACAGATCTAATTTTCAACAAGAAGTACAAGAACTGTATCAAGATCTTATTTCATTTGGTACATCGGCTATGTTTGTGTCAGCAGATGACAAGAACATGGTACGTTTTAATACTAGGCACATAAAAGAAATATACATTGCAGAAAACGAAAAAGGGCAAGTAGATACAGTGTTTAGATTATTTACTATTTCCGCCAGAGCCGCTGTAAATCTCTTTGGTGAAAATAATGTCGGAGCAGATATTTTAAATAAATTTAAAAAAGATGTGTATGCTGATGTAGATTTATTACATGTAGTAATGCCTAGAGATACTTATGATGAATCTAAAGAAGATGCACAAAACATGCCGTTTAAATCTTGTTATGTAGATCCCAATGACGTTCACATGATTAGTGAAGGTGGCTTCCGTGAGTTCCCTTATGTTGTGCCAAGATACTTAAAAGCTAGTTATGAGATCTATGGTCGTTCACCATCAATGAATGCTTTACCTGATGTTAAGATGCTTAACAAAATGTCAGAGGTTGCTATCAAAGCTGGACAAAAACAAATTGATCCACCGTTAATGATACCTGATGATGGTTTTATGCTACCAATTAGAACTGTACCTGGTGGCTTAAACTTTTATCGTTCAGGTAGTCGTGATCGAATTGAACCATTAAACATTGGAGCTAACAATCCGATTACTCTTAATATGATTCAAGACCGTCAGCTAGCTGTACAAAAAACATTTTATGTCGATCAACTGTTAACCTCACAAGGTGGCAACATGACGGCTACTGAAGTCTTACAACGTAACGAAGAAAAAATGAGATTGCTTGGACCAGTGTTAGGTCGATTACAGTCAGAGTTATTACAACCATTAATAGAACGAGTTTATAAAATATTAGAACGTCAAGGTGTATTTAAACCAGCACCAGAAATACTAGCCCAGCAAGATGTGGAAATTGAATATGTAAGTCCACTTGCTAAAGCTCAAAAATCTGGTGATTTAAATACCGTAATGCGTGGCGTAGAAATATTTGGAGCTATATCACAGTTTGCTCCAGTGTTAGATTATCTAGATACTGACGGTTTGGCTAAGTATGTACAAAAAGTATTAGGCTTACCAGCTGCTGTTATGAAATCAGATGCCCAGGTTCAACAACTAAGAAATGAACGACAACAACAACAACAAGCCCAAGCCGAACAAGAGCAACAAATGCAACAAGCTGAAGCAGCTGGTGCGGCTGCTCCGATGGTGAAGGCTGTACAACAATAAGGAGAACACTATGACTGATGAGCAACAAAATCAGGATCAAATAGCAGAACAACAAGAAAAAGTTAATCAACTAATTAAAGATTATAAAATTACTTTTGACACCGAAAATGGTCAAAAAGTTTTTGCTGACTTACAAACTAGATTTCATGTTTTAAGCAGTACGAATGTTAAAGGTGATTCCCACGAGAGTGCGTTCATGGAAGGACAGCGTTCAGTGGTTCTAACTATTATAAATTTAATGAATAGGAAAATATGATGGAAATTTTAAAATTATTAAAAAAAGCACGAGAACTATGGTTAGCTTTAAAATCTAAATGGAAAGCCTTAACTGCAATAGCAGCCATAATTATAATTTATTTAATCATAACATAAGGAGAACACTATGTCAGAAGATCAGGTAACGGCTGTCGAACAACAAAGCCAACCGTCTGAAACAACTGCAAGTCCAGAACCAGTAGCACAAGCTACTTGGAGAGACAGTTTACCAGACGATTTAAAATCAAATAACTCATTATCAAAATTTAGTGATGTATCAACTCTAGCAAAAAGTTATATCAATGCCGAACAAATGATCGGCAAAGATAAAATGGTTGTGCCTGGAGACAACACTACCGAAGATGAATGGAATGACATTTACACTAAACTTGGTAGACCATCTGATGCTGGTAGTTATGAATTAAATGTAGCTTTAGAAGAAGGACAAGAAATAGACCCTACGTTGTTTTCTGGTTTTAAAGAAGCTGCTCATGCAAATGGTTTAAGCCCTAAACAGGCTCAAGGCATTTTAGATTATTACGGTAAAATATCACAACAAGGTATAGAGCAAGATGCTAATTCTAGTGTCCTTGCCCAAGAATCAAACGCTAGAGAATTGCGTGAGGAATGGGGTCGTAGTTACGATGACAACCTTGCTAAAGCAGCTAGCATTGGTAAACAATATCTTGGTGAAGATGCATTCCAACTGCAAATGGCAGATGGCTCAATGCTAGGTGATAACCCTACTCTGATAAAAGGTTTAGCAAAATTAGCTATGGTAATGTCAGAAGATACTCTTGTGGGAGATAAAGACTCTGTTACAAGTAATGCTGGTGTTCAACAACAATTGAATGATTTAACCAAACAAGGTAGTGCGTATTGGAATAAGCAAGATCCAAACCACGATGCTACCGTACAAAAAGTTTATGCTTTGAGACAAGTAGTCTCAGGCTAACAATATTTAGAACAACTGCTAGTCAGCTCTAAGTGACTGTAAGGAAAGACCTACCACCTACCAGGTGTAAAATGTAAGCCAACCCCTTCTGGGATAATTGACTGTAATCAAAACTTAATTAACTTAAACCACGAAAGGACATTTTATTATGTCAAATGAAATAACCACTAGTTTCGTTGAACAGTATAGTTCAAACGTAGCTATGTTAGCTCAGCAAATGGGAAGCCATTTGAGAGCTGCGGTGGACGTGGAATCAATCACTGGAAAGAATGCATTTTTTGACCAAGTTGGCGTAACAGCTGCTGTTGAAAGAACATCAAGACATGCGGACACTCCACAAATTGATACCCCCCACTCAAGAAGAAGAGTTAGTTTAGCCGATTACGAATGGGCTGACCTAATAGACGATCAAGATAAAGTAAGAGCGTTAATCGATCCTACATCTTCGTATGCAAAAGCTGCGGCTGCTGCCATGGGAAGATCAATGGATGATGTTATCATCTCTGCTTTAGGCGGATCGGCAGACACTGGAGAAACAGGATCAACTGCGGTTGCTTTACCTGCTGCTAGTAAGTTTGCAACAGGACAACAATCTGATGGATTAACTATAGCTAAAATGATTGCGGCTAAAAAGTTCTTCGATCTTAATGACGTTGACCCTAGCATTCCACGTTTCATAGCGTGTGGTGCAACACAAATTGCTGACCTACTTGGTACTACTCAAGTAACGTCTAGTGATTTCAACACAGTCAAAGCACTTGCTCAAGGTGACATTGATACCTTCATGGGTTTCAAATTCATTATGACAAACAGACTAGCTTTTGATGCAACAAATACGGATGATAGAAAAATCTTTGCTTTCACGCAAGACGCTATCAAACTTGGCATTGGTAAAGATATCACTGCTAAGATTGATGTACGTCCTGACAAATCTTATGCTACACAAGTTTACACTTGTATGAGTATTGGTGCTGTTAGAATGGAAGAGAATAAAGTTTTTCAAATTCCGTGTGACGAATAGAAAATAGGAGAATAAATTATGGCTGTTACAGTACAAAATAGTGTGCAAATCACTAACGAAATAGCAACTCCTGTTGTTAAATCAGAAACTACAACTAAAACTGGTAAATTAAGATTTGCCTTTTTTACTCACGATCAAGTTGGTGCTGGAGATGCAAATTCTACAGTAGCACTTGTGAAACTACCAGCTGGTAGAGTGAGACTTATAGGTGGTTTATCAAGAATGTATGTGAACTGGACTCAAGGTTCACAGACTATGGATATCGGTTGGGATGCTTATGTAGACCAAAACGGAGCAGATGTTGCTGCGGATGTCGATGGCTTGGTAGACGGTCTTGATGTAGATTCTGTTGGCTACTTTTCAATGGAAAGTAATGTTGCTGCTGGGAAACTTCTCGGTGGTACACATCTTTTTGATAGTAGAGATGGAGTTACAATCAGAGCCTTAGCAATTTCTGCTATGGTTGCTGGTGACGATTTAGATGGCTACATAGCTTATGTAGTTGACTAAGACTAGATTAGAGGGGCAGTTGTTATGCAGCTGTCCTTCTTCTTTTTAAATATTATTAAGGAACATTATGACTTCACAAGTTGCTATATGCAATGGAGCTTTAAACCAATTAGGTGCTTCAACTATTTTAGCGTTAACCGAAGACTCTAAGAATGCACGAGTGCTTAACCAAAGATATGATATGGTTAGAGACAAAGTATTCCGTGAGCATCCGTGGAACTGTTTACTCAAACGAGTTAACTTGGCACAAGATACAGATAAGCCAGCTTACGAATATACTTTCCAATACACCTTACCCTCAGATTCTATTAGAATATTAAAAACATTTGAAATGAAAGACAATGTTGATTTTAAAGTAGAAGGTAAAAAAATATTAACCAATGCTACTACGGTAAAGATTTTATATGTAGCCAGAATTACTGACACAACTCAATACGATACATCACTAGTAGAAACTTTATCAGCTGCAATAGCAGCCGACATAGCTTATGCCATTACAGGCTCAACTACTTTACTCCAGTTAATGGAACAAAAATATTTAGAAAAATTAAAAGACGCTAGATTTGCTGATGCTACTGAAGGTATGCCAGATGAATTAGACAGTGACTTTCCATTTATTGCATCGAGGTTATAATGGCTCGTTCTGCTTATGCGTTTACTAACTTTACAGCTGGTGAACTATCACCTCGTATGGATGGTAGAACCGATTTAGAAAAATATTTCTTTGGCTGTAAGACTTTAGAAAACATGGTGGTGCATCCACATGGATCTGCTAGTCGTAGACCAGGTACTAGATTTATTGCTGAAGCTAAAGACAGCAGTACAGAAAAAAGATTAATACCTTTTGAATTCTCTACTACACAAACTTACATGCTTGAGTTTGGTAATTTATATGTAAGATTTTATAAGGATAACGGTATTATTACTGAGACTGGTAAAACTATTTCAGCTATTACTAAAGCTAATCCAGGTGTAGTTACAGCTAACTCTCATGGTTACTCTAATGGTGATTATGTAATCTTAGCTGGAATTGTTGGCATGACTGAACTTAATGGACGACAATTTAAAGTAGCTAGCGTTGCAACTAACACGTTTGCATTACAAGATACGGATGGCAATAATTTTAATACATCAGCTTTAACTACTTATGGTTCTGCTGGTACAGCGTTTCGTATTTATCAAATTACTACTACTTATGCTACGGCAGATCTATTTGAGCTAAAGTATGCTCAATCAGCAGATGTCATGTACATTACGCATCCAACGTATCCAATAAAAAAATTAACTAGAACTGGTCATACCTCTTGGAGCTTAAGTACAGTTACATTAAACACAGGCACAAATTTTACCGTGTCAGCAGTAACTAAAGCTAATCCAGGTGTAGTTACAACTTCAGCCGATCATGGTTTTGCAGCTGGTGATTTTATTACCTTTAGAGAAATTGGTGGTATGACACAACTTACTAATGGAACAGTATTTAAAGTTGGTACAGTACCAAACGCTACTACGTTTCAATTGCAAAATGCAGCTGGTACAAATGTTAATACTAGTGGCTTTGGAACATTCAGTGCTGGTGGTAGTGATGTGGTAGAAAAATTAAATGATCCAATCATTGGCACAGGAACTAATAACTTTCCTTCTTGCGTATCGTTTTTTGAACAACGCTTAGTGTTTGCTAATACTGACGATAATCCACAATCATTATTTTTTAGTAAATCTGGTGATTATGAAAATTTTACTACAGGCACAAATGCCGATGATGCCATGATTTTTACCATAGCATCCAACCAAGTAAACGCTATTCGATATTTGTCAGCTGCTCGATCATTGCTAGTTGGTACAGTGGGTGGTGAATTTTTGGTTACAGGTTCTGATACAGTTGATGGTTTGTCACCAACTAATATTAATATTCGTAGACAATCTACTTATGGTTCAGCAAATACCGATGCTATTTCAGTTGGTAATACAACTCTATTTTTACAACGAGCTAAACGTAAAGTAAGAGAACTAGTTTATAACTATGACAGTGATAACTATGTTGCACCTGATTTAACTATATTGTCTGAACACGTTACGGAAAGTTTAGTTAAAGATATGGCTTACCAACAAGAACCAGACTCAGTGCTTTGGGTAGCACGAGAAGATGGTGTCTTGGCTGGCATGACTTATCAACGTACTGAGAATGTAGTAGCTTGGCACAGACATATTATAGGTGGAAAATCTGACACTGGTAAATCATCAGCTACTGATGCAATTAGCTTTACATCTAACGCAACTATTGTTTCAGTTACTAATAATACCATTACGTTATCATCACATGGTTTATCAACTGGTGATGTGGTTTCTTATTTTGCATCTGCTAATGCTATTGGTGGATTAAGCCAAGGTATTTTTTATTTTGTTATTGCTACTAATAGCAACACTATCAAACTAGCTACTACGGCAACAGATGCTACAGCTGGTACAGCTATAAATCTTACAACTGCTCCAGGCTCTGATACAACACAATATATTTATAAAGGTGTAAATGTTCGTAATAGTACGTTTTATGTTAGTGGTCATGGTTTTGGAAATGATGATTTTTTATATTATTATCCATCAAACTCCAGCCATCCATTGGGTGGTCTAAGTGTTAACGTAAAATATTTTGTAGACGTTCTTACTGATAATACTTTTAAATTATCAACAGGAAGTGATCTTGGATCTTATATAACTATTAGTTCGGTAAGCACAACTGCGGTTACACATAAATGGTTAAGCCATGCCAAAGTAGAATCGGTTGCGGTAATACCATCTGATGCTGATGAAGATGAATTATATCTTATTGTAAATCGTTTTATAAACGGTGCTACTCGTAGATATGTAGAATACCTAACTCCATTTGATTATGGCAATAGCCAGATGGATGCGTTTTATGTTGATAGTGGTTTAACTTATTCAGGAGATAAGACAACAACAGTGACAGGCTTAAACCATCTTGAAGCTGAACCATTAGATGTATTAATTAATGGAGCAGCCCATGTTGAAAAAACTGTTAGTGCTGGTGGTATAACTTTAAACCAGGCAGCTGAAAAAGCTACGATTGGTTTAAACTATGAATCAGTTTTACAAACTATGAGATTAGAAGCTGGTGCTGAAGATGGCACAGCTCAAGGTAAAATAAAACGAGTGCATGGCGTTACTATTAGATTACATAAAACACTAGGTTGTGAGGTTGGCTCAAGTTTAGATGATATGGAAATTATACCATTTCGTGATAGTTCTATGTTGATGTCATCAGCTGTGGAATTATTTACTGGTGATAAGGATGCTGAGTTTAGATCAGACTATGAGAAGTCTGGACATATATTTGTCCGCCAAGCATCACCGTTGCCGTTGAACATTGTTGCAATCTATCCAAGGTTAAATACTTTTGACGGTTAAATATCGAATAGAGTCGTTTAAAGCAACACATGCCAACCGACTATTAAATTCAGGTGAGGTAGAAGATTTTAAAATTGACTACAATACTAAGACTTTAGAATGCCAAGACAGTTGGACTGGCTTTTATCATAATGAGCCTATAGCTTGTGGTGGTATAATTGAATTATGGTCTGGTGTAGCTGACATTTGGTTAATTGTAAGTAAGCATAATGATAAACATAAATTTTTTATTATGCGTAATATTAAGAAAATTTTAGAACAAACTATAAAGCAAAGAAAATATGTGCGTGTCCAGGCAACTGTGCGTGAAGATTTTGATGTTGGTATTAAATTTGCTCAATGGTTTGGAATGAAGTCTGAAGGTCTAATGGAAAAATATGGACTGGATGGAAAAAATTATTATAGATATGTGAGGATAACATAATGCCACAAGCAATACCGTATATTGTAATGGGAACAGTAGCAGCCGTTGGTGCTGGTTCAAGTATCATGGCTGGTAAAGCAGCCCAAAATGAAGCTAATTACAATGCAGAATTAAAAGATCGTGAAGCTATTATTATTGAGCAGAACGTAGAAGAAAATAAAAAAATTGTAAATTTTGAAGTTGGGCAACTACGCAAAAATTTTAATCAATTTCGTGGACAAAATGTTGTTAATTATGCCAAGAGTAATATTGAACTAAGCGGCACAGTAGAAACCGTGATGAGAGAAAATCTAGAATCTTACTTAGATGATGAATACAATTTTAAATACAATGCTAAAAAACAAGAAACTGAAGCACTAGACGGAGCTGCTATGACTCGACTATCAGGTGAAGCTGAGCGTATTCGTGGCAAGTACCAAAAGAAAGCTAGTTATTTACAAGCTGGGCAATCTTTATTACAAGGTGCGTCTAACATGATGTCATACAATGCATTAGGACCAACTAACACTTCTAGTTCTAACACAACAACAGGATCATAAATGGCTATAAAAATATATACTCCACAAATTAATGTTAGTAGAAAACCAGCTGGCTCTAGTTCACCTAATTTAAACTTTGGTGCATCTGAATTTCTTACTACTGCTGCGGCAACAGCTGATGCAACAGGTAATGCTTTAGCAACGTACTTTATAAATAAAAAAACTAAAGAACTAGAATTAGAAGTATCAACTATTAATAACCAAGTAAACGATAGTTTAAACACACTACATAATTCCTATCTAGATCCACAAGGTGAAAAGTATTTATCACCACAAACTTGGGAAGAAAATTTTGCAGCAGAGTCAAAACTTTTAATTAACAATGCAACTTTAGGTATTAAAAATAAATTAGTAGCTCAATCGGTACGATCTAATTTTGCTACCCAAACACTAACTTTAAATAATAGTTTAACTAAAGAATCTTTTAAAAGAACTGCAAAAATACTAGAGAGTAATCTTAATGAAGAAACAACTAGCCTAATAAATACATTATCAACCTCAAATAATGCAGCCGATATATCAAAAAAAATAGATGCTTTAGATGTTAATATTACAAAAAAAATAAATGGTGGTTTTTTTAAAGACGGTGATAGTTTTGAAACATTATATACTGAAGCGTTAGGTGAAGTCGTATCTAATCGTATTATGACTGCAACAGAAAACATGACTACCAATGAAATAGCTACAGCATTTCAAACAGAAACATTTGGTGATGAAGTAGTTGACACTTTAATAGGTGGTTTATCACAGACTGAAAAAAATACTTTATTTGCTGACTCTAAAAAACGATCATTAGATAATTTAGATAATATTATTAAGTTTGAAGAAAAAGCAGACGATATATTTAACAAGGCTATAGAGGGTGATATTGTAGAGATGATGTCTGAACCAGATGCTGCAGCAAGAAAAGTTAAGTATGATGCATTATTATTGTTAGCAGCTGGAGATACATCACAAATAAAAATTATTAATGACGCATACGATCCTAATTATTTCTACAGTGAAAGAGATACTATGGATCTACAAGAAACAATAGCTGCTGTGTACACCGATGCATATTCTTTTGAAGATATTTATGGTGATGGTGATAATGAAACTGTTGATGGTAGAATGGGTTTAAGAGATAACTTTACTAAAGAAAGTTGGTTATTAATACAAGATGCTCATGCTGCTACAAAAGATGGAGTAAGAGGTAAAATTTTAAGAGATTTAAAAACAGAATTTCAAATTGATGAAAACCCATTAACCGATACTGAC